CAATCTCATGTTCGCTGATCCCCAGACTGTGACCATTTCAGGGTCTGCAAAGACCCTGAATGGTACTTCTAACACCCTCACGGGTAAGAAGTACGCGACTTCTGACCGTGCGTACCAGTGGGATATCTCCCACACGTACGGTCGTCGTCACCGTCACACCATCCGCATGCAGGTGGATACGCTTGTCGCGAATCCTCTCGTGTCCGGTCAGAATGTCACGCAGTCTATGACTGCTTACCTTACGGTAGACATTCCTCCGGGCTACGATGCTGCGACTGCCAAGGCAGTCCTGGATGGCTTCCTGGCCAACCTCACCGCTACTAGCGGTGCCAACCTGACCAAGCTGGTCGGCGGCGAGAGCTGACGAGAGTCAGCTCCCGAAGTTGGAGCATTGCTGGATCAACATGAGACAGGATCATGACAACCGCACAGAAAGGCGGCGCATGTGAAAAGCCCCATGTTGCTCTGGAAGGAGCTCGCCATAGAACTCGGCGAGCGATGCCAGGTAAGCACCTACCGCGACATTTTGAATGCCGCGGCTCGAGAGAAGACAGAGGGAATGTCGTTTTTCACGATTACCCTCCCTCAGTTCGCCAAGGAGTTTGACAACTGCCTTGGCGCTGAACTGATCGGTCCAAATGACTTCATCGGTTTCCGACGTCGTCAGAAGACCCCCATATTTCTGGGTGGATTCTTCGACCTGATCTTCTCGAGAGAGACTGGCGTCTTGCTCGACGAACCTTCAGTCGACGCTATCGTAGCAGTACGACAGCTATCGCGACTGATGTCTAAGATGCGGCTCGAATGCTCCGAAAGGAGAATCGATGACGCATACAGACAGTTCGTCGACACGGACACGGAACTCGAAGCCATCATGGATGAAGTATCCCAAGAGGATATGGAATCCTTTTCTCAGATGGCTGCTCGTATTTGGAGTGACGTTTTCCATGGGTTGGATAATCTCCATACCCATGGTGCGCTTACTCCAAAGCACGGCCCCGGCGCAACCGCAGATCGTCTGTTCGGGAACGAAAAGTACGATCTACGAGGTACCAACATCAAATGGTACGAGCGCCTCGAACATGGAGGATTCCACCAAGTGGACTACCTCCTGCCGAACTCTAGGTCTTGGAGAGCCCTAGAGAGGGTCCAGTTCCTGTCACCCCGGGATGAGATACCTGTAAAGGTAACTCATGTCCCTAAAACACCCAAGACACCTCGACTCATCGCTGAAGAACCGACCTGCATGCAGTATGTGCAGCAAGGGATTCTCGAAGCATGGGTCAATCTAGTCGAACAGGACAAACTTGTTTCCAAGTTTATCACTCCTGACGACCAGTCGCCAAATCAGCGGATGGCCCGGAAGGGCTCACTCACTGGCAACTTGGCGACACTTGACCTCTCAGAGGCAAGTGATCGTGTCTCGGCTGAGTTGGTTTGGGAAATGGCGGCAAAGGGTCCTGCAGGCTTGCAGGATATCCTCTTTGCTACCAGATCTCGCCACGCTCAGGTACCTGGTCATGGTGTAATCCACCTTTCCAAGTACGCGTCTATGGGGTCTGCCCTTTGCTTCCCCGTGCAACAGATGGTATTTCTTGCCATCATATTTGTCGGGATCCAGAAGCAGATGGGCCGCCAGCTCCGGAGGGCTGATATCAAACAGTTCTCCGGATCGGTGCGTGTCTTTGGGGACGATATAATCGTCCCCGCAGACTATGCCGTGAGTGTCATGCAGGCACTAGAGACCTATGGTCTCAAAGTGAATCCCAACAAGTCTTTCTGGACTGGCAAGTTCAGGGAGTCTTGTGGGAAGGAGTACTTCCGTGGGTACGACGTCTCCGTCGTAAAGCTCACGGCTCCGTTACCTGCTGACAAGCAGAACGCACAGGAGGTTGTTTCTGCTGTTGCTTTCAGAAACCAGCTAGACTACGCTGGTTACGTGAGCACCGTCGAATCAATCGACGCACTCATGTTGAAGGTCCTTCATGGACACTTCCCATGGGTGAAAGAGACATCTCCTGTTCTGGGCCGGATCGATCACCACGGTGGCTTTTATGAAGTCAACCGTGTCGATCCGAACACGTACGTACCCCTTGTAAGAGGGTTCATCGTGCGTAACCAACTTCCCAAGAATCCTCTTGATGAAGATGGTGCCCTGCTCAAGCACTTCCTTAAGAGAGGCGATTTGCCAATCGCCGATCGGAAGCACCTTGAGCGTTCTGGACGCCCCCGAGTCGTCGGCATCAAACTCGGAGAAGGACCGGCCTTTTAATAGGCCGGTGGGCATAATGCCCGGTGGAGGCTTGCGCCTTCGGAACAAGCGCTAAAAGCGTAGTTCCGGG